GCGATTACATTTGCAATGTGATTCATACTTACATATGGTCCGTGGAATCTTGTTACTTGTTCGAATAAGGGGCTTTCTATAAGCATATCTCCCTTGCCTAAAAGTTGCTCGGCTCCATATTCGTTAAGAACTGTACGACTATCAGCTCCACTGGGCAAACGCAGCGCGATTCTGGTAGGCATATTAGCTTTAATATCACCCGTAATAATTTCAACCGAAGGCCGCTGAGTGGCACAGATAATATGAACCCCGCTGGCTCTACATATTTGTAGTAGAGATTGCAACTTATGTTCTGCCTTTTCATATCCTCTAACTCCTTTTCCTCTAGAGCGATCCTGCATTAATACATCTGCAAGTTCATCGATTATAACTACATAATAGGGTAAATGCGCTCCTAGACCGAGAGCATTGTATTCGGCTATATTACGTGCGAGTCCCTTCATTTTTGCTGTGCGTTGACGGACTATTACGTGCAGGCGATCTAGTAGAGTATGTACTTTATCTAGAGTATCAGCACTTTCTACTACATGTGGAAGTGATTCGAAAAGTGGAAGGTCTAATTGTTTAGTATCTACTAACATTAACTTTAATTCTTTTGGAGTTTTAACAGTTGCAAGTCCTGAGATAATTGCGCTAAGTAATACTGACTTACCTCCACCAGTCGAACCGGCAATAAGGATATGTGGACATTCGGTAAGATCGAGGGTTCGTGGATTGCCTCTAGTATCAACACCGAGTAGTATTGGAAGATTTTGTTTAGTACTTTGCATAAGATTATGCAAACAGTTGTCATAAGATACAATTTCTTTCTCTTTATTCGGAATCGCAATCGCAATTTGTCCTCCGCTTCTAGTAATAAGAACCGATGGCGCCCCTACTGCAAGCGCCATGTCTTCTTCTGCTTTTAGAATTTTAGCTATCGGTACATCTGCACCGAGTTTGAAGTAGTATGTGGATACAATTGGTCCAGCCTCTACGGATTGGAATATATTATTTATCCGCAGCGCCGCAAGCTTCTGAACCATTAGAGCTATTGTTCCTGCTTGTTCGTTTGTTAGTTCCATAAGTTTTAATATTTCTCCCTTCCCCAGATTCTATTTTAAATAGAAAACAATAAACTGAAAATGAACTATCTGGAAAATTAGCCGAAAGTCTACATGCTTCGGCTATAGCTAATTTTAAAGATGGGTGGGGGAATGGATGCTTTGAACTTTTACCGTCTCTAATTACTATGAAATATTTTTTATTCTTTTTATGAAAATATATTTTTTCCATTTAGACTCCTAGTTCGTTTCGATTCCTCACGTTCGGCTTTTGCTACTTTAGCTTGTTCGGCTTTAAAAGATCGATCGCGCTTGCTATATAAACCAGTTCTATCTCGTTTTCGATCTATTCCTTTAAGCTTCATGCCGGGGATTTTGTTAGGTTTATGCATATGGTATTCCTTCATTAAGATACTCATATGTATTTGAATCTGGGTTATATAGAAACATATGCCCATTTTCTGTCAGGCAGATAAGTATATTGCGAAAATAGATAAGTTGTACTATTTTACCAGGATTTTGCATAGTTACCACCCAGGATCATAATTTAAAGGTCTGCCAGTAATATTAAGTTTATTATCTTCATCTATCTCTGCATGAAAAAATAGTTTTAGAGCCGATTCCATAATGGCAAACATGGCTTGCCATTGTTCTGTATATGGAGCTTGAAGCTCTACTGTTCTGCGTTTGTTATAGATTAATATAGTAGGCTCCTGATCCTCTGGCCATGCTAAAGGGCATTGTACTTTTACAATCATATAGACTCCTACTTCTGAATTTGTTCTACGAAGCTTTTATCCGCGAGCATATAACGAAGTCCGGGGCTCAAATATTTAAATGCCGTACGAAAGTTCGATTGCCCGGCTTTAAATTCCAGAAATATACCACCAGTTCGTTCAGCAAATGAACGCATAAAATTACGCGCAGCATCATTAGTACCATATTGCGATGAGATTAAAATTGTATCTACAATTCCAAATTCTTCTGTGATCCCATCTAAATTCGTTGAATCTGGAATACCATCGCTGAATACAATCGCGCGAGTTAGATTTGATTCTTTTTTCATTCTGCGAAGAGTTCGCAATAGAGGAGTTGAATCTCCGAGTGCTCGAATATTTTTAACTAGAATTGAAAGTGCCGGTAAATTAGTTGTTAGTGGATACGCATCCGAGCACATCGGTGCGATAGTTACAGCAGTTTTACCAGCTTCACAGCTACGCAAGAATTCTTCTACTCCTGCATGTGCATCTGTGATTTTATTGCTCGAAGCCATAGAACCAGAATCATCGAATACAATTCCAATTCTGTGTTCCATCTCAGCCGGACTTGGCTCTTTCGGAACGCTTGAATCTACTTGTGCACTCTTACGTGCAGCGAGTCCAGTTCTTTGTGCTCCGATTCTAAACGGAGCGATTGGTTTCATTATTTCGTTACTCATCCTCATTCTCCTTAATTAATTTAATATCAATCATAGTTGGCGCAGTATTTTTAGGAGTAACTTCTAATGCCATTGGAGTATAAGCACGTCCGAATAACATTTCAGCAACTACTAAATCCGCACCTTCCGCAATAAGTTTGCGTTCCTCGTCTGTAAATTCATATCGTGCGAGACTCGTATTACCGAATTCATTTACGGTTAATGTGATAAGTGGTAAATATCCAGGTTGATCTAGAGCTATTACTTGTTCTGCAACTACGAGCTCCTCATTATATACAGGTGATAGCGATCTCATACAAGCTCCAATTGTACGCTCAGCGCACATCAAAGCGGTCTCACGCATTATTCGCGCAAGTACCGCTTTAATTCACGCTGAATATACTCTACTGATACTTGACCACTCCGCAATCGATCAGACAATAATGATACTGCGGAAGAAGCTGACTTAGGCAATATTTTACGTCGCTGTTGAACACGTTGAAGCTTTTCTTTATAGTATGCACTTGATAAATGTTCATTTGGTATAGCACCCGAATCAAATAACGCACGGCGCTCCAGTTCAGCTTTAATTCTTCGCGTTTGAGAACGATGATAATCGTATCGTTCTTGAAGCTCCGCTTGAGAATACGATTGTATAGTGCGGTTATCGTGCGGTAATAAATTCGTTCCTTGAGCGGTCTCCAAGTTATCTCTGGGTATCCCCAAGGATCGTTTTTCATCGCTTCTTTCATTTTCATTAAAATCATCTCCTAATCTTTGAGTATAACTATTATCCTCATGCGCTACTGCTAGATGGGAGCATAAATGCTCCCAGCAGCAATGTTGTTTGCACATACGACAGAATAATGATGCTTCTTCGTTGCATACGTTACATACTCTATCTATTTCCATGTTGAAAATATATGTTTATTATCATTTCTATTATTTTGACCATTTCTATTTGGACATATTACATTAATATTTTCTTTTGTTCTTTTGCATCTACAATAAATACACCACATCATGTAAAACCACTCGTCACTCATATTACCACTCCCTCATTTGACGTTCATGTATCCCTTTTAAATATCCATACTGCCTAATGCTAATACCTTTACACTTGCTTTTCTTAAGACTTTTAACTAAACTAAATTCATCCTCCGAAAGCAAATTAACAGCGAGCGATGTGACCATGCTATAGGCAGCGCACTCTTTATAATAATGCTTAAGATACTTCTTAACATATTCATACGCACCTACAGGTTGTGGCCAGTGGGTTATGTTGCCGTCTATTTTGACTGACCAATAAAATTGTCCAGGTGTTCGAGTTGGTACTGCATGGATTTTTATTTTCAATTCGCTTCTCCTTCGTCGATATCTACACAATCTGTAGGGATTACAACATTATTTGGTAGTAGAAACAAATTAGTTTTAAATCTAGTGCCGCAAAACGGGCACGGCCTAACTTTAGTTGTAGTGTTTTTAATGTCGATTTCGATTATACTACCGTGAAATGGTGCCATAGCTATAATAGCATCTGGACAACATTTTATATACTCAGGAAAATCACGAGCATCTTTAATCCGAGCTTTCAATTTATACCTCCTGCTGTGTACAACGTCCACAATCTATTAAGCTCGCTCATCTTCGAGGCATCTCCGCCCATATCTGGATGTAGTTCGCGGGCTTTTGCACGATATAGTTTCTTAAGCTCACTAATATCTTGAGTTGTTATTTTAACTTCGAGATATGTCGAAAGCTTTTCTGCGATCGAAGATGCACTCTCTACTGTTTTTACAACCTCTTGTTTGTGGTAAAAGTTCTCTTTATAAGAATCATCTACTTTTACATTTTTAAGTGGGTCGTTGGATTCTGGAGATACTTTGCCTTCGGTGCAAGTAAATTTAAACCCAGTTTCATATGCGGTTTTCAACGCTGGCCAGTATTCAATTGCGAATTCCCATATAAAATTATTGGGATTATAAGAGCGCATTGTAGCTGGTACAAAAGCTTTACTAAAATCTAATGCTGGCTGTACATTTTCTTTCCACCAGCCTTTAGATGCGATTGAATGGAATTTTATCGCTACGATTGTATTATTATGTGTTAGTTCGTATGTTAGCTTTGGCACATCTAAGCTCTCTTTCGGTTTAGGTATTAGCCACATTTTACATATAGGACATATATAACTACCACCAGACCATTGTAACATCAGGATTTCGCAGTGGCGGCAAATCATCTATTTCCTGATCACAAATACAATCTTCCATATAATTATCACAAACATCGCAATACGCCCAGTTAGTTCTATCTTCGAAAGCTGATTCTTCTTGTTGAATTAACGCGCGATCTATACCTTCACTCATTGTTATTACCTCCTTGTACAAATAGAAAAAGCCACCCGATACTATACAAGCTATAAGGTGGCTTCGGGAAGTAGTACAAGTGAATCAATGTAAAGCTAAAATTACTGCTGCCCAGCATTCGCGAACTGCGCGATAATAGCAGCACGCATCTCTTCGGGCAAACCAGCGAGCATCTTGATAGCCTTATCCGTCGGCGAAAGATTCGTACGAAGTGCGGCTTCCTGAATCAGCGAGAGTGCATCGTAGAATGGTTCAACCGGCTGGAATACAAGATTCTTGCTGTCATCAACTTCAGTAAGTACGGTCTTGATCTTTTGATTGAACTTAGAACCGATACCCTTGTTGATAATATTAAGCCGCTCATCCGCATCAGGAATAAGCTGCTCGAATCCCTCAAGTGTACCAATCTTATAAGTCTGTACAGACTGCTCGAATGCGATAACTTCATCGCCTTTGTAATCAGGAGCCTTTAGAGCGGTAATATCCTTCTCCGAGGATGTATGCCGAACCTTGCTGATCTTGCTCTCAGCATCAAGAGTTACGACGACGGCGAAATTAACAAGCTCGTTCTTTACAGGCAGAGCAGCGGACGTGTTGGGCGAGATAACTGCGGAAGTGGACATTAGATTTATATCTCCATTTGGATTGATTTATACTGCAATTGCAAGATAGAATGATTTATAAAAAAGAACCATTCACATCTACATTACTTAGCATAGCGGGAAGGAATGTAGAAGTCAAGGGTTATTTTAAGCTTCTTCGACTTCGAGTAATTTGAAACCACTATCCGTTGGGGTGTCTTGAACGCCGCGACGCGATATATGGTAGTTGCTTATAATGAGTGCTGTGATTTTCTTCCGGTCACTAGCTGCGATGTAGGATATGCCTGGATTAGCTTGAATCTCATCTGGTAAGGATTCTAATATAGCTACCTCCTCTTGTGAGATTTCCATTCCTTCGTGTATTGAGTTGTCTTCGTTATCCAGTATATACATTTTATTCTCCTTTTAAATTAGAATTAATCAATTCCGCCATTATATGTAGCGGTTGGTTTAGCATCAGGGAGTATGGATTGCGGTATTCGGCAATAGATACATGCAAGGATACCAGCGAGTACTATGAGCAATAGGATTATCTCTAATGAGAGAGATAATTTTGTTACATACTTGGGCATTTATTTATCCTTCGTAAGCTTGAGATGAAAGTTATTTACTTTCTTACGCACTTCTGCTTCGTTTAGTTTTATCGGTTCGTCCGATGCAATACCACGCTCTACTGCGTTGTGAACTTCATCCGCTAGATATTGCTCGAAGCTTGTTTCGCATTCCTTAGAGCAATATTGCTCACTAAATGCTATTGAAACACCTTTCAGAATCGCATCCGATTGCTTAAAAGCTGCTTCGCATGCTAGACATTCTTTAATTTGCTCTGCTAGCATAAAGCACCATCCAAGCTGCGGCGAGTTCTAAATGATGCTCGCGCCATTTATTCCAGCGTGAATATTGTGCAAGTTCAAGATGCGTTTGTGCTTCACGACGGCATAGTACTTTGGACATTTCTAATTCCTTTCTTCAACCAATATCTGTTGGGCCATCTGGATCTTTGCATACTGCAATACCTGCCAGTAGAAAGAATACTACTTGAGCTAGTATTCCAATAATTATGTAAATCATTGCTAATTACCTCCGAGATGCGCGTCGAGAACTATACTTAAGTGGTAAAACCACTGCTTATATAATTTCGCAACTGTATGATCCCTAACGCGCATCTCGCAAGTAAGTAACCTTGCGATTTTTTGAATTAATAATAGAGCAGCTAGTGCAACTATAAACCGTAGGTGGGCCGCTCCGCGTCCAGTTAGTTTATCCTCGATTCTTCCACACGATACCCGAATTTACGCTCCCATGTGCGCAGCGCGTTTAAATACTGCTCGCCGGTAAATATCCGCTCGAATTTCTTATTAAATTCTTCAAGCTGCTTAGCTGTAAGCACATAATGCGCGGTTCTCTTGGATGCCCAGTTGGCATTTAATGCGAGGTCGTTCATTTCAGTATTCTCCTTCGTATTAAAATAACTACTCATCAAAATCAATAACTACTCGTTGCTTCGGCATAAAAAGCTCGCCTGCGTTGTTTTCAGCTTTCAAATTCCAATTAGGATCATTTCCTAGAATAGATTCAATAGTTCTATATTCAGTTTTTGGTTCTTCAGCTAAAATCTGCGAAGCATCTAATTCAGCATCGTGATTTTTATATCTACGTGAATTAAGTTGTTTAGAAACTTGTTTATCCCCGCGCTCGCAAAATGCGAGCACAGCACGTTCATACCCATTGATTCTAGCTTGTTGTTTCTTTATCTCACTAGCTAGATCAAGAGCTTGTTGTGCTATATTATCATCCTTTGTGAGCATAACTTGAGTCATTAGATTCTGATAGCTTTTTTTCAAATACTCAAGCTCTTGAGTTGCTTCCTCTACCTTAGCTTTTTTCTCCGCTAGAGTTATAGAAAACAACATCCGCTTCGTCGGGGCACTCACAATCGAAGCTTTTAGCCTAGCGCGTGCTCTGCGCAAATTATCAATTCTATACTTATACCCATTAGATACAAGCAAATTCCTCTTATTCAATTCCTTCTCACGCATAACTTCGCGAGTATACAAATACTCAAGCTCCATTATTTGCTCATCTATCTTAGCTAATCTTTTTACATCTATCATATTCATAACCACGCCCTCTCTAATGAGTATAAACAAGGCCAAAGTCGCTTGTCAAGCGCGCTAAACCCTTTAGAATGAGCCTTACCCACGCTCCTCCCAAATCATGAAACCATGCCACCCCCCCTCGGTGGAATCTATTAAGCTCTTGCTAGATTCGCTTCTCTTTATTAGATTATAATTTTTTTTTTTTCTAATAGATTTAGAAGCTTGTTAATAATTGCAGAGAGGGGGTACCCCATGCAACTGACCTAGAGACACAGCGTGGATGATGTTGAAAAGAGAGAAGTTACACGGCTTAGATAGCGAAGATGGCCCTGTTTTCTAGGGTATCTCGCTATGCACTACCGCTGCATATCGCGTATAAGCTTGCGCATGAGCGGATTGTTGGCGCAAAGATCGTGAATAGTAGGCGGCGCGAGCGTTGCACGAGGTTTAGAATGATTAGAAGCTCTAATCGCAGCTGCGCGATCAATAGATGCGAATTCAGCACGCATTGTAGCTTGCTCACGCTCTACTAGAGCCGCTGCATTACGCTGAAGTTGCTCAAGCTGACGTTGATATTCTGGAATTAGTTCGCCCATGTATAAAGTCTCCTCAGTATGCGCATAACGCATAGACGTGCTAGATTCAGCACGTTTCGACTTGGCATTACTCTTCAATCGCGCTATCGCCGCTCAAGATATCGCGCACAATCTCATCCAACGGCTTTATCGTGCGACCGCCAAGTGATTGTGCTACGCGGTAGTAGTTCGTGCTCGCAGCAGCGATATACTCCGCGCTTGAAAGCGGGAGCGTCATATGCTTACTGAGCGCCTTATACTGCGCTTCGCCGTCAACTACTACACGCTTGAGCGCGTTCATGACAGTTGACTTCAACTTATTATTCACCGCGCTGTTCGCAAACTCATCGCGCTGCTTAGTCGTATCAACTCCAATAACTTCCAACGCCTGTGCTTGTGCATCGCTCAATTCTATTGTAACTTTCATTGTAATAACTCCGTGTACTAGATTGAATTACAGCGCGTGTATCTAATACACGCGCTAGGATCATTATACGCTATTGCTTGTGGATAAAGCTGTGCATATCGCATGCGAATAAATCTGTCAAGCGCCTTGACGCGCTGGGCTCTCCTGCTGTACAATACCACCCCCGGGGTCAAAAAATCGAAAAGTAAATTCCAGCGTCCGGGGAGCATCTATACAATTTTTTAAAAAATTCGGACTTATGGAAATCTATTAAGCACTAGCAGTATGTGCTAGGTTAATAGTTGCGGGCGCACGCGCCCGAAGCTCTTGCAAGGAGCGGTCAAGGGGGTATACGGGGTGTATACGGTGTTGATTTTTTAGCCTTATCTATATACTGTTAGTACATGCCCACCCCGACCATCCTCACACTTATACAAGAGTTTAAGGATAAATATCAGCATGATCTTGTAAAAGAGCGAGCGGATAAAGATGTTGTGTATGGGGCGTGCGAGGATTTTAATCCGATCGAGGAATTTAAAAAGGATCAAGCTAATGCAACAGGGCCGGCCACTAGGATCGACTAAGAATCCAGCGCAAGTGCGTACAGCAATGCATCCGAAATTAAGGATGACGTGGAAGCGTGCGCTTAAGATTGAGAAAGTTGCACGATTAGTTGCTGATCCGGTTGGATATTCGAACGAGCAGATTGCGAATCATTTGAATTGTACTGCGCAAACTATAGTTTTAATTAAGCAACTGCCAGAATTTCATGCGAAGATGATTGAAGTTACTTCCGGAATAACTTCGCAGTATGATCAAGATTTACGCATGGATACGGATAATGCACGTGCGGAACTTGCTTCGATGGTCCCATCTGCAATGATGCAGATTAGGAATGCGTTGCTTTCGAAGAATGAAAATGTACGTATTAAAGCCGCGTTCGAAGTCCTAGATCGCGAAGGTTCTATGGCAAAGGTATCTAAATCCAGCGTGGCACTAGTTACTAACCCGGATTTAAAAATTGATCCTTCGGTTCAAGGTAACATCATGGCTCTACTTGCAGGAGCGCCACAGATCCAACCAGGCTCGCCGGGCGAAGTCGAAGCTCTTAGTACAGCGGGCTTCACTCTAAGCGCGAAGGATAGTGCAATCCAACAAGTATCTCTGGAAGAAGATTCCGTAGACCAACTTGCAGATCTCGAAATCAAGACGAAGCCGAACTAACTAAAATTAAATTGACTACACCCAGCACTGTGCACCCCACTCACAACTTGGAACCATGAAGCAATTTAAATAATAACTTACAAGGCTTCGTCTTACTTAATCTCTAAAAGTATCCGGATCTTCATGGGCAAAAAGTGGGGCCACCGCCGAAGGCGGCCATTATATGATAGTTCTTAAAATATCACAAAATCTTCTAAGACGATCATGGCAAGATAAAATGATCGAAAATTATAAAAAGAAGATTGGAAAATCTCCTTTTTATGGCGATGATTGGGTTATTTTATCTAATGATCTTAGAAGTATTAAAAGATGCCAGTGGTGTAATAAAGGATTTTTTAGATCTAAATTAACAGTACATCATATAGGATGTGTTAAATTTAATATAGATCAATTACTGGATAAAAGAATTCTTTTAGTTGTATGTCATGATTGTCATCATGAATTAGAACCTTGGTCTAGAATTAATCTTACTCAAATGCTCCCGCAACTCTTTGAATAACTATGAGCTACTCACAAAAACAAATAGCGGAGCAGCTTAAAATACAAGATGAGTGTGCATATAATGAAACGGGTGGACTTTTAATACCACGATCGATTACTAATAGTTGGCGTATAATTCCTCCAGTACATTCAGATGATAAGACGCTTCGCATTATTCATCGTCTTAATAGTTTGGGTTCTCTATATTATCATGCAACTATTGTTCTTGGTAAACATAAATTTCAAACGAATCCGATCCGGGATCAGAATCTTCATTATCAGATGTGCTTGGTAGTTGAAAAAGATGGTATTAAAGATGTTGTTGAAATACCACGCGATCATTTTAAGAGTACTGTATTCAGCGAATGTTATCCAAGTTGGCGCGCTTTACCTTTTACTGCGCAAGACGAAGACTACATGCGCTCCTTCGGATATGGGGACCGATGGATTCAGTGGATGAAGTATGTACATAAGCAGGATATTAGAATTTTGCTTGTGTCTGAAATTATCACTAATGCGAAAAAACTCGGAGTTAGATTACATTCGCATTATAATGATAATCTGATGTTTCGACATCTTTATCCAGAGATACTGCCAGATTCAAGCTGTACTCAAAACGATGAATCGTTCCATCAGATGCGTAGTAAATCTGGCAAACAGCAAGGTGAAGGAACATTTGATTTTATTGGTGTCGGTTCAGCACTTCAATCTCGTCACTATGATATTGTAGTTCAGGATGATTTGGTCGGAAGAGCAGCTTTTGAATCTGACACTACGATGCAGAAAACTATTGAATATCATCAACTTCTGGTTGGTGCTTTTGATGCTGCTATTAATGATGGCGGCAGGGATAATGATGAACTGGTGGTTGGTAACAGGTGGTCTTATAAAGACTTAAATAGTTATATTCGCCAGAATGAAGATTATTTTAATTTCACTACACACTCTGCTCTTGGTGGATGCTGCCCTATGCATCCTGTTGGAATACCAATTTTTCCCGAAGCATTTAATGTTGAAAAACTGGCTCGATATAGAAAACGTCTTGGTACTTATTTATTTTCTTGTCAGTATCTTAATACTCCTATTAATCCAGCTGAGGTAAAGTTTGATAAGAAGAGTTTGAGATATTACGAATTTGTAAAAGATCCAAATTACAGCATGACTGATGTGAGTCCTTTTAATCAAGCATCTACTCGTGTTAGACATAAAGTAATGATTCGGCATCATGTGCGTGAGGGGGATGTAGAAGAAGATATCGCTCCTCGTAATCTTAAACGTTATATAATTGCTGATCCAAATCATTCAGGCAATGATGGAAGATGTAGACATGCTATTACAGTTACGGGAGTGGCTGAAAATCCGCGCCGTGTGTATCTTCTTGATGTGTGGGCCGCCTCCACCGGCACAGATACATTTATCGAGACGATGTTACATATGGCCGTCGAAGTATGGAAACTTGATGAAATCCACTTGGAAACGATTGCGGCTCAAAAATATTTAAAGTATCACATGGATTATTTAATTAAAGAACGTGCACGAGATGACGAGCGTTATCAAAGATTAAAGATTGTAGAACTGAAAACCCCTAAAACCGCAAATGCTAAGCGAATGCGTATTGATGGACTTGCTCCTATTTTTGAGCGGGGTGAATTTTGGATAAATGTACGAGGTATGGATGAATTCCACGAAGAGTTTGAAACTTACCCAAGCGGAAAACTTGTGGATGTACTTGACACATTGGGTTACGGTCCTAGCGTCTGGGATTTTGATACTAATACCGAAGAGATTGAGGCTGAAATACTTCGAAGGAAATATCAATATCAGAGAAATATCAGAAACACAGTCATGGGGCTCAATTAATATGGCACCGCATACTTTAAACTCGTTAGGTGAAGGACAAGCGGTAATTATAGAACGGGTTAGTAATTTGACTAAAGAGCAAGATGAGAAACATAAACAAAATAGAAAAGATATTCATAATCTTTATAATGAACTTCAAACTATTTGTGATGAGGTTTGGAAATTGAAGATTAAGATGGCAATATATTCTACAGTAGCTGGAATTGTTACTACGGTAATTGTAAAATTAGTTGATCTGGGACTTAAACATTTAACATAGGAGATATTATGTCTTTCAAAAGTATTCTAGATACAATCGGTAATGATGCTAAGAAGGTTTTTTCATTTCTTAGTTCCTCTAAAGGACAAGCTATTGTGACTACAGTAGAGACAGCAGTTACAGATATTGATCCTGCTTTGAGTGGGATTTTTACTATTGTTAATAACTGGATGTCTGAGATTTTCAAGACTCAGGCTCTTGCTTCGGCTGCCTCTGCTGCTACTGGTTCAAGTACACAAAAAGCAGCTATTGCACTTTCTGCTATCACTCCGCAAGTTCTTGCATTCGCACAAGCTAATGGACTTAATACTCCTACAGCAACTGATCTTAGTACTATTAATAATGCGCTAGTTACTATTCTTAATACTTTGGGAGCTGGGACTGTAGCAGCGACAACTGCTGTAGTTTCCCCAGCGGCAGTTGTTCCTGCGGTCCCTACTGTAGTAACAAATGCTTCTCTATAATTAATACAATGAAAAATATAATCGAATTGATAAAAGCTATTGCTAATTTACCCCCCACTTTTTGGGGGATTATAGTGCTACTTTTATCAATGCGTATAGCAACACATTATAATGCTGATATAGGTTATTATTTTGCAGGGGTGGGTAGTACCTTATGTGGTATTAACCACCTGCAAAATAAAACATTATCCTTAGAAACGAATCAAGGTAAAACAAATGCCAGCGATCAGACCAGTTAAGCTTAACTTCGGCAAAGATGCGACAGAGGATATGTGGAAGTATGTAGAAGATTCCTCGGATTATTGGTTTGCTCGTACTAAAAGATTTCGTGAAGAGAAATTAAAAGAATATGCTCGGCTATATAAAGGAACTCCGCTTAATGAAATGCGAGATATACCTTGGCCAGGAGCTTCTAATATTGAAATTCAGATAATTGCAACTAATTCGGATCAACTTTTAGCTCGGGTTATGTCGATGTATTTCACCGAACCTCTTTGGACTGCTAAGATATTTGGAGATATTGGGCCACAAAAAGGTGATGGTGACGATCAACGAGATGCAATCGAGAAGTTTCTTAATAATATGGCTCTTGAGCCAGCAGAATTAGATTTCTATCGTGTAGAAGAAGCTTGGTTTTCTTCAACTATCAGAAATGGTACAGGGATTATTAAGTTTCCTTGGCTTTATCATATTGAGAATCAGATTATATCAACAGAAGATACTGATCTTAGTGCTGCTAAGTATGAAACTCGTGAGATTATTAAGCTTGATGGACCTAGACCGGAAGTAGTTCCACTTAATAAATTCCTCACTGATATTACCACACAAAGACTTGAGGATTCTAAATTTAAGTGTCATATAATTACTCTAAGTCGTAAACAACTCGAAGATCGTAAAGCACTTGGATTCTTTGATTCTGATAAATTAGATCAGATTATAGCTCAACCTACTCGTTCGCAGCGGGATGTTCTACAACAATATCTTGAAACATCACAAGGTATTGATATAATGAGTAATGGTAATCTATCAGATGAATATGATCTATATGAGTGCTGGTTTAAATATCAGCATAATGGATCTAATTTAAGTCTTGTAGCTATTCATTATCCCACTGCCGATGTAAGACTCGAAGCATTTTATAATTACTACCCTGAAAATATAGGTATATTCGAGGATGCAAAGCTTGCTTACGACGATGACCAATATTACGGTTACGGCTTCGCTGAAATGCTCAAAGCGTTGCAAGAAGAAATTAGCGAACTACATCGCCAAAGAATTAACGCCAAGACGCTTAGTAACACGACCGCTTTTAGAGTTAATAAAAATTCAAAATTACACTCCATTCTACAGTTCTACCCCGGTGTTCTTGTTCCAGCTGATGAAGGTGAGATCGAAAGACTTGAATTAAATAATCCTCAAGCGGATTCTTTGGATGGTGAGAACTTATCGCTTGCTTTAGTAAAAGAACGAACCGGAATAGATCCGGCTACGGGAGGTACTGGTGGCGGGATCGTTAATTCAAAACGTGGAATTTATTCTAGTCAAGGAACTTTTGCCGTCTTACAGCAACAGAACTCGCGTACTGGGCTTAGAATGTCTGATATGCGAAGTGCACACTCTAGAGCAGGCTCTAAATTTGCCAAACTCTACGCTCACTTTGGACTTGGTAAGAAGCTTAGACAGTTCGGATCTAATGCTGATGTGTTGCGAGATGCACTCGAGAATATTAAGAGTGGTAAATTAGGACTTAGTGTCCGAGCTTCGACTGCTTCGATGAATAAAGAACTTGAGAAGCAAAATGATATAATGCTTTCTCAAACTCTTACTGGTTTGTATCAAGCGGATGCTCAGATTATTCAATCACTCGGTATGCAAGGAATGCCGGATGATTTAAAAACTTATTACACCGAAGTTCTTCGCGCGAAACAGGCGCTATACAAACAAATCGTACAAAACTTTGGTCATGATGATGCAGCTCGATTAATTCCACGACCAGCTTTACTAGATCAAGGACGTCCAAATGAACTTAATGCACAGTCTGGCAATAGAAGCCAATCCGCAAGTGCGCAGTCTGGAGCCGGAGGAAGCCCTCCGCAACCTAATGGAGCACAAAATTCTACTGGTGGAAATGTTCCAATCGCCAGCGGGCAGGATCTTTCTGGAGTACCTACTAGCAATGGCGGAGCAGAATAGAGATGGTTTGTTTGATAAACCACACCCGACTGATATTGAAATCGCTGCTACTAAAGGTTCAGAATTAGTTTATAATGATATTATAGGGCTTGCTAATTTCATGAAGCGTTATAAAATACCAGAACGTAGATAGGAGATAGTATTATGTCGTGGTTTAAAAAAGATGATGGAAGTCTTTCTCCGGAGGAGCAAAGACGTAATAAGTCGGATATTGAAATCGATCCAGCTAAACTTAAAGAAGATTTGTCAACTGATTTTGGTAAGCATCTTGAAACGTTTAAGACGGAACAGAATGAGCAATTGAAGCCTGTTCTTTCATTTGTTGAAGAGATGCGCAAAGAGCGCGAGGAACGAGTAGCTGCCGAGGCACGCAAGAAAGCTGCCGAGGCTGCAAAAGAGAATGAAGTAGATGAAACAGATTGGCTTCTTGATCCTTCTAAGGCTGTAGAAGCTAAGCTTAAACCTACTCAAATGGCTGTACTATCTCTCGCAGCACGTCAGGCTAGGCGCGAAGTTCTTGAAGATAAAGAATATTACTTCGGTGATATTAAAAATGAAGTGGATAAAATGATCGACGCACAACCACTTGCACAACGTTCGAATACAAATGTGATTGAAAATTGTTACAAACTAATAATGTATGATAAGCAGAAAGATATTGCTGAGGGTAAGATTAAAGCTAAGAATAATTCAGCGTCATTTGAATCTAACGGTACTGGTGGGCATAGCGGCAAGGGTTCTGGCGAGAACGAGGAAGAAATGTCTCAAGATGAAAAAACAGCAGCTTCTGCTCTTGGTTTGAGCGAAAAAGATTGGAAGAGTTCTAAAAAGGAGCTGACATATGTCTAATAGTGAGGATCGCGAAATTAAGATTGGGGATGGGGCTGTTGAAGATTTAACAAATGATCTTAGAGCTGATGATCTTAAAAATATTCATAAGCCTTTTGTAAAACCTACGATCAAACTTGAGGATACTCTAACTCCAGAACAGGTTGTTGCAGTTTCTAAACTTGTACAAGAGCAAACAAAAGCAGCTATTGAAGCTGCTTCGTTTGATTCTGGTAAGAATGCACAGTCGGTTAGGAAGAATGTTACTCCTATTAAGGATTTTAGCAAGTTGTCACTTGCTGATGTCTATGATCTTAGTATTCCAATCGAAGCTAAGCCTTTTATGAGTGCCGATGTTCTTTCGATTTCTTTGAAAGATACTAATTACGAAGCTCGTTGGGTTAATAAAAATCCCCAACGTCTTGGTGAGATGCTTGGGAAAGGTTTTACTTTCATTACACAAGAGGATCTTACAAGTTCTGAGGGTATCCAAACTGCAAAGGATGCGGAAGATCATTATTGTTATAATGATGTAGTTGCTATGAAAATTGATAAAGCAACCTACTTTGCTGCTTTGCGCGCAGCTCATATTAGAGCTATGGCAACTACAAACACTGCTGGCATCGCTAAAAAAGCAGCTACTGCGGCCAATTCATATATGCAAAAGTCTGAAGCTAGTAATGATTTTGCAACTGCTTCGGCATCTAAGAAGATGGAATTCTACGATGCTGGGATTTCAATTTAATAAATTATTCTAAAGGATTAAAATACTATGCCAGCTAATTTGCTTTATCACGGGCCGATCGGAACAGTGCAAACTACTTCTGGATTGACTCCTCTAACAGTTGCTACGCCTGAGAAGGCTGGGCAGACGTTTACTTATGGTGTGCCGATTCAGATTAATGCGGGGTATTCGCAGGTCTGGGATGGCGCAACTATTACTAATGGAATTGCCGGTTTTTCACTTACTAGTGGTTTGAATCTTGCTACAAATGGCGCTGGTGCTCCTGGTGGATTTTCACAGATCGGTGCTCCGGGTTCGATTCAGACTTATGGGAGTGTTCCGAATCAACCTGCTGGTGTTAATATTGCAGTAGGTTCTCCGATTTCGGACGGTCGTACTTTGTTCGAATCTGCAATTGCGCTAAATATTTTTGAAGCCGTATTTGATAATTCTACCGGCGGAAGTGCTGCAAGTTATACTCCGCTGCAATCCCAGATTGGAACTCAATTTGGATTGACGGTAGATGCAAATGGTCAGTGGTATGTTGATAATGCCAAAACTACTCCTGGAACTAATACGGTAGTTGTTATGGTTGGTATTAATCCAATCGATCAAGTACCCGGTGTTGCTGGAACTTATATCGTAAATGCTCGCGTACGTTTCCAAGTACTTGCAACTGCTCATCAGCTTTATGTTTAATAAAAATGAATTCTAAGGATTAAATACCTATGTCTACACAAGTACGTGGAGCATTCCCCAAACTTATGGCTCCGGGGTTGCATAAAATTTATGTCGATGCACTTGAGACGGAACAGCGTGCTGAAGAGTATCAGGCTATTTTTAATGTAAAAACTTCTACTTCGGAGTACGAGCAGGACTTGAAGATGGCCGGATTTGGGCCGCTTCAGGAAAAGCCAGAAAATACGCCTGTTGCGTATACACAAATGATTCAGGGTGGCGATAAAAGATATATTCATCTTACTTATGCACTCGCCGTTCGTACTTCTAAGGAACTTTGGCAGGATGCTAAGTACGGAGTTATTAAGCAGGCTCCAAAGGCATTGGCTAGGTCGATTAGGTATACGAAGGAAATTATTGCTTTTAATATCTTTAATCAAGGTTTTAGCAATAACGTAACCACTTCGGATGGTGTATCGTTGTTTAACAACCAGCATCCACAACTTGGTGGTGTTAGTTCAACAAATACTTGGGCTTCGCTGCCGAATCTTATCAGTGCTGCTGGTACTTTTCCGAATCGGCCAGCTACTGATATTGATTTGTCCTTTACTGGTGTACAGCTTGCAACTACACAGTTTGAACGTTTGGTTGATTCTCAGGGTTTGCCGATTAATTTGAAGCCTGAGATTGTACTTATTGCTCCTGAGAATAGATTCCTCGCACGCGAACTATTCGGAAGCAGTGGTAAGCCAGCTACGGATACTAATGATATTAACTCGTTGCTCGGAGAAGATCTGAGCTATATGGTTGGTCATTATCTTACAAACGCTGGTCCTTGGTTTGTACTAGCAGGTAAAAAGAATAACTCTCTCACTGTATTCATGCGGCAGAATCCAGAAGATGAGTTTGATGAAGATTTCGACACTGGCGCTATGAAACAGAAGACTACCATGCGTATGTCTGCCGGTGCATCAGATTGGCTCGGTACTTGGGGCAGCAACGGTGCGTAACTCGTTGATTCCGTAGGGGTTAGCCTCCTTGATAGGTCAGATGGTCCGATGTACCATACCTACAGGGAGGCTATCAACCTATGATTTGTCCTATTTGTGAGCAGGAAAAAGATGCGAGTAAGTTTAATTGTGTTAATGGTAAACGTAGACACAATGCTTGTTACCAATGTCGCGGTCTAAGAGAAAGAGCGCAATTAAAACTAGATTTTTTAATTGCTTTTGATTTTAAATGTTCATGTTGTGGTTTGGACGATGGTAGATTTTTAACGTTGGATCATGTTAAAGATGACGGAAATCTACATAGAGAAAAATATAACGAGCAACAAATTCTTAGACTAGCTCGAAAAGAAGGGTATCCAAAAGATAAATACGATTGTTTATGTTTTAATTGTAATTCGGGGCGTTCCGCAAATGGCGGTATTTGTCCTCATAAATGTATTACAAAAGAAGAATATAAACAAAAATTGGAGTCTAGAGTATTCTATACTGGTCGTGAGTTTGTAAATAATAATACATCAAATTTACCAGAAGCTCGCAAACAAATGGCTTTACAACGAAGTCTAGTTAAGAGTTTAAAGGGCATTACGCCCGAACAGCTAGAGCAATTAGTCCTCGCAGCTTCTCAGAAGTTAGCCTAGCTACTAATTGCTCGGCCCGGATATAACGCTCATCTCCCGTTATATCCGGGTTTAAATTATTTTTATATGAGGGTATTTATATGGCATCTGGATCTAGTATTTTTAACGGTGCGAATACTACGGTATCGTCTGGTTCTAGCACTGCTCCAGCCAAGAAGAGTTTCCATAATCATACGGACAGTGCTATTAATTCATTGGCTAAGAGCGGTGGGCTTGTAGGTATGGGCAAGAAAGTTGTTAAAAGTCTTACTCCCACTAAATCTAGTTCAGGTTCGGCATCTCTTGGAGAATCTTCTAGTACTCCAACTACAGTAGCTAATTTGGAGTATTAAATGACTATTTGCGAAGCTATTGCAAGAGAAGAAGGATTTTTGGTTCCTAATTCTCGTTCTGCCAGGAATAATAATCCTGGGGATATTGAGTATGGATCTTTTGCTAAATTGCATGGGGCTACTAGAATTGAAGTAGCTCCTGCACATTTTCCAGCACGTTTTGCATATTTTCCATCCGTAGAAGTTGGTTATGCAGCTATGAAAGCATTGCTTCAAATGCATTACTCTGGTATGACGATTGAGCAAATGCTCAATAAATATGCGCCGCCGGTAGAGAATGCTACTAATACTTACATCAATAATGTATGTACCTGGACTGGACTTACTCCAGATACGATTATTGATAAGTATTTGTAGGAGGTTATATGAGTCAAGGATTACCTAATCAGCATACATTTGATCGAGGTCCATGGGCATTTTGTGGTAGATGTGGGCATAGGAATCCCATTAGTGAGATGCAATGGCAACGTGGAAAATTACTGGATGCGCGATGTTTTGATAGTTTTCCACTTATTGGCCAGATTGATAAAGGTATTGCAGATGCACTTTCTAATATTGTAACAAGCCCAGATTTGCAACCCGATCCAAAACTAACAATGCCATCTCTTGATGGTTTTAATGATGATATATTTATTTAGAGGATATATGATAAATCCATTTAAAGCTGTAGGTAGTACTGTAGGTGGAATGTTTCAAAGTGACCAGAATTTAGATTTTATGGGTCCGACACTTCCAAGTATTGCAGCTGTTTTAGTAACACCAATAGTAGCTCCAGTAGCATTTATAGCAGCTTTTTTTACTTCTAAGGAGTAATATGCCAAATAATGAAAGTGCGAATCCATGGTATCTCGATACGATCGGTTTTCGTTGGCCTGGCCGAGTTTACATTAAGGAACTTATATGGAATAAACCAACGGCTGGGACGGCTCTTGTTATTCTCGATCAGAATGGTAATACGATTATCAATACAGTAGCTAATACGAATGATCCTATGTTTTCATTCGGTACTCTTGGTTGGGTTAATGGTTTGAATCTTACTACTCTAGCTAGTGGTACTCTTAGTGTATTTATTAATAAGTAGGATAGAAAATGTCTTCTGGATATCGCGAAACTAGTAAGCCACATTTCGAAATATACTACGAAGCTCCTTGGGGTGGAGTAGCTTCTGATCTATCTCAGACAGATATACAGCCGAATCAATTTGTAGTTTGTGATGGACTTACTATCAGAAATGGTATTTTATGCTATACTAATATTGCTGCTCAGGATTCGGAATTTGAACTAACTCTTATTACACCAACCGGCATAGCACCTTATGGTTCTGGTGGTAATGGAGCGTATGTTAATGTAGCTATTACTAATATTGCTGGAATTCCTCCAGCATCTGGTTCTCCACCGCAATATCCTGCACGTTTGTATACTGTTGCTAGTACTGCTGGACTTGCGGTTGGTACTACTTTTAATGTATCTGGAAACGATACAGTTGCTTGTAATATTACTGATACAATTGCTCGAATTATAAGTGGCACACAATTTTCTACGAATACATCTATTTTAACATCTTCTGTACCAGTACCATCAGTTGGTGGGGAATTAACATATTGGAATCCAAACGTACCGGGAGTTCCGGTTCCGCAAGATTGGCCGGATGCTTACATATGCTTGATTTTTAACGCTTCGAATTATCTTTGTGCCATAGATCAATATGGATTCGCTTATATTGCGACATTACAAAATGATGGCACTGTAAAATTTCAACTCGATAAAACTGCTTCTGATGGACCTACAACTAATCATGGGATTCCTACAGCGGTTAAAGTAGTTGCTGGAGTTGCTTATATAAGTGTTTATGGTACAAGTACTTTGTATGCTTATACTCCAACTATAAGTTATATAGTAGCTAGTACTTTTACAGCTGGGCAATTCATCGATATATTCGATGAATATATGGTACAGCTTAATTGTAATTCTACCGTAGATGGTATTCAACCGACTCTTTTTTCGTGGAGTTCTCCAGATCAATTTAGTGTCTGGGACCCATCTGTAAATAGAACTGCCGGATTTCAGCTTCTTACCTCGGTCGAGGATTATATAACTGGTTTTGTAGCTGTAGATAATGTTGGTTATATATTTAAACGTGAAGGTGTAACTCAGATTACCGCAACTGGGGTTGCGATCCAACCTTTTAATTTTACTACTTATTGGAACTCTGTAGCTGGTCAAGGACTTATTTTTCCTCAAACGTTAAAGCAGTTTGGACGAATTGTGTTTTTAGCTACCGATTCTGATGTATATCAGTTTTACGGTGGGGTATTTACTCCTATAGCAGAGCCAGCTAGAGCAGCTATTTATTCTAGCTTTAATCTGCAACCCTCTTCTAATTTTACCTCAACTTCACTTATTTCATCCGGGTTTTCGATTTATCCATATAATGACACGATTCCGATTTCGGAATATATATTTATAGCTATAACTGCTTCTATAGCTGGGGATATTATATTTTGGTTCTACCAACCGAATTTGAAAGCTTGGACTTCTTTGACTTTAAGTGCAGCTTCGCTTCTAGGTCAATATGTTCCAGGAGCTACCAATGTAGTAGTTAATTCAATCAAAGCTGCTTCGATATTTTTAAATCCAGCAAGTGTTGGTGTTATTGCTAGTATAACTAATTTTAATGTTAATATCACTTATATTAACTTTACATATACACTAGCCGGAGTTAATCATACTCAAACATATCTATATTTTAATCTTGTAGACTCGGTAACTGCTAATACTGTTAATGTAACTTTACCTCCGGGTACTATTAATTTAAAATTTCGCCAAGAAGAGATAAAACTTGGTAGAAAGCCTACTATACGTAGAGTTGTTGTCAGAGCTTGCGGTACTGGTACTTTACAGGTTAATGTAGGTAATGTAAGCTTCGGTACTATTATTCTTGACGGTACTAGCACTATTAGAACATACCTTACAAGTCGAGGTATCTACACTGGCGAAGATCCGCAGCTTAGTATAACCAGTGAGAATTTTATAGGCCAAATTATAAAAGCAATGATGGCAGGATCATATGCGGACGGAGATATCGACTAATGCAACCTATAACTCCAACACCTACATTATCACAAGACCAGCTTAATAAATCTGTTGGTCAAGTATTAAGTGGCCAAGTAAGCCCTGGAAATGGGCTTACTTTTGATATTAACGGTCAGCCACTTACTTTTAGCGTTGATAATATGAGTGGGGTTTTGATTAGAATCGGGGCTTCTGGAAATGCTTTAGGCACAGAGTATCAATGGCCCGCAGATAATACTGATTTAATTATAGCTCATAATCTTAATGCTGTACCCTATGGATTTATAGTAGTAGCTAAAAGTAAAGCGTGTGATATTTTTTGGGGTTCTGTACTTCCTTCGTTAATGGATGCTACCTTACAATGCACTGACGCTTCTGCTGATGTTACAGTTTTCGTACTAGTTTAGAGGAAAAGATGCCATATCCTTATACAATTCAAGATCTTTTAGTAGGCATCGATCAAACTCCAGAGACTGCTAACGGGGGAGTTTGGAATAAATTATCGCAACGTGAGGATGTTATTACGTATGGGCCACAAGCTATAGCGGATGCGGCGTTGGAATTAAGTCAATCTTTCCCTTTTCAAGGTCTGCAAAGAACTACTGCAACTCCCGTACAAATGACTAATGGAGTTTATTCGTATCCGTTCAGTACTTGGGTTAACGCCGGAGATATTCCTACCTTTGGAACTACAGCTAACCCCAAGCTTATTCCATCGTTTTATATGTTTTATAATGTACCAATAGCTGGAGCGCCGGGTTATAATCCGGGTATCGGACTTACTTATAAATCCATTGATTCTCTTGAATTAATGTTCTCAACTCCCGGAACTCCGGCTTATTGGACTAGGTATGCTAATTTAATATATATCGCACCAATGCCTAACAGGACATTTTTTTCATATATGCGATATCAAATACAGCATCCTTTTAGTAACCCCGCTGCTCTTACTGATACTATATTGCTTGACGATGATTGGCGAGAAATTATTGAATATGCGGCTGCGTTAAGACTTGCAGGGAATCTTAGAATGCTGGATTATGCAACTCAGTATCATAATATACTCTACGGTGATCCGAAGAAAAGAGGCGATATTGGATTACTTACAGCTAGAGTATCTATGATGGAGAATGATATAGTCTCTAATCAAGGTATGAAACAAATTAGACCTCAGAATAGAAGGTGGTAATATGGCAATTGGTCAAGTTACAAATCCAGCTACTGGTACTGCTACTATTCCTGGAGTTGCATCTGGAGCGGCTGGAAGTAATTCTAATCCTACTAATAGTACAGCTACTCCTACAACGGCGGTTCCTACTGTTACAAATCCTACAGCTACAACACAAGCTAATCCTTACGCGGCACCTGCTGCTACAGCTAGTACTAGTGGGATTAGCACAGTACCAGCTACTTCAAGTACCGGATCTACAACTTCCAATAGCCCTAGTACTATTCAATCCAATGGAATTAACTATGGAAGTAGCCAGGGAACTGATGCTTCTAATAGCGTGGCTGGAGATTTTGAAGCTACTTATGGTCAAGGTACCGGTACTGCTATTACTGATCTTCTGCAAAATATGGGTACTGTGGATTCTAGTGCTATACAAGCTACTATTGCTAATACTGATTTAGCAGCTGGAAAGCAGTATGCAAATATTCAATCCGGAGAAGCTGCTTCTGGAGTTACTGCTAATTCAAGCACTGCTTCATTGGCTGCTGGAGATTTTTATAGTGGTGTTAATTCCCAATTGCAGCAAACTATTGGGTCAGAAGAAGAATCAGAACAATCTCAATTACTGCAATCTCTCACCCAAGAAGGTGAAGCTCATGGCGGGGATGAGAGTGGTTTAGATTCATTAATGAATGGAATTACAGATGCCGGTGAAATCGGCGGAGCATTGTCTGGACTTTAATTATGGCAAATACTCCTCAAATTCCTAATATTCCTACGATGGCCCCCACGCAGAGTGCTGCTGGTGGAGTTGCTACGCCTTCTGATATTGGATCATTAATGGCTCCAATTGTAGCGGCAGCTAATCAACCTGTACCTGATCCGTATACACAAGGAGTACAAGTAGCGGAACCGCATCTAAAACAAATAGTACCAGCCTCGCAATATAGAGATAATCGCCCAATACAAGGTGATGTTCAAGATAAAAATAGAGCACGTCGCCAGAATTCAGTAGCTGGTCTTGCTAATATGATTGGTAATTTTGGTCAGAAGATTCAGGAACGTAAGCAGGCTGCACTGAAAGATAGGCTTGTAGATGTGATGAAATATAAGCAGAACGCGGAAAATGCGCAAACTGTTTTAAACGATCCTAATGCTTCGCCACAAGCGAAACAGATGGCTCAGAAAGTTGCTGATGCTAATAAGAAACAACTTAATGATCTATTAAGTGATCCGAAGCATCAGAAGGAAATGGCTAAAGCACTGGATATTAGTTTTGTAGATCCGGATAAAAATAAAACTCCAGAAGTACAAGCGTATCAGCAAGCGGTAAAGGAATTTAAAGCTGCTGGACCTTTTACGTCTGATAATCCACAAGAATATGCAGTGGCTCAGGCTGCGCAAGGTGGGGGGCAAGCGCAGTCAAAGCAGCCAGTACAAACACAGCAATCTACACAACCGCAACAACAAAAAAGTCAAACACCATATGCGGATGCGGCGCTTAAAAAAGATTCTCCAACAATAGCTCAAAATCCACAATACGCTGCTGTAGTACAGCAAAAGCAAGCAGCTCAAAAACAATTAGCTACTATGATTCCGCATCTTATAGATACTGAATCAAAAGCACAGATTCAAGCAGCTAGGGATGGTAACGCAGCAGCTAGGGAAGTATTCAAAGCGTCATCGGATTTTAGAGCTAAAGCATTGGATGATATTACAAAATTAAATATCGCTGACGCTAAAGATGCTACTACGCTCAAAACAACCGCAATGCGTGATGCTGCTACTATAGCTTCTGCTTCTATTAGAGCTAATGCTGCGGTTAAGGTTGCTCAAGTTAATGGGCTTTCGAGAGAGCAAGTTCAAAACGTAAAACAACAAGGTGCTACCGATCTTGATAAGCATATTAATGCAACCGAGCAAGCATTAAAAACTTACGGTCAGAGAGAAGCAGATATTAAAAATAGTACTACGATGAGCGATACTCAAAAGAAGCAAGCTTTGGATGCTTTGAACTATAGCAGACAACAAGATACTAATAAATTAAAAGCACTTCAAGATATTAGAGCTAAGAATTTTCCAGATATACCTCCACCAACTACAGAAGAAGCTCCTCCTAAAGCGGGCGAGGGAATTCTTGGTAAAATTTTTGACATGCTAACTTATCCAGCTGGATCGTTTGATAGTAAAGAGAAGCCAAATGCCGATACTAAACCCGCAGCAAGCAGCGAACCAGCCAATAAACAGCAAGGAATTAACCTCATCGGAAATGACGAATCCGACGAATCTGGCAACGATTCTTCCGAAGACTCAGACAGCTATTGAGCATCATGATCATTCTTATATCAGCCATCTTCCTACAATTGCAGATAGAGGTTCTGCAATTGCTAGGAGGTTGGAGGAAGTTAAGAGTAATCCTAAGTATCAAGCACTCGATGCGTATAAGCAGGCTGCGGTTAGAGCGGATTTGTATAAGAAATTTGTGGTTCCATCGTACGCTGGGCATCATCTACCTTTGCCGGATGAAAAAACTTGGGTTGGAGCTACTGGTAGAGATACTGACCATCTTATGAACGGGATGAAGTATTCTGATACTTTTGGAACTACTAATAAGAGTAATTACTGGCGACATAATGAAGAATCAAATCAAGATATGGGTGCCGGGTTTACTAAACAAGTAGCCCAGCTTAAGTTATTCGGTGCACGTGTAGCTAATTCGGCTTTTCTAGATACTTTTAGTTTATTAGATCACTTTACTCATAATGATCAAGTTAATGCTCCGCAGAAGTATAAGGATGAATTGAATAAATATGAGACTCCTAAAGTACTTAAGAATTATATAAGTGCTCAAAAAGCTAAAGTCCAAACTGCTGATTTTTGGCTTCAAACCCACCCGCGAGATACTGTTATTGGACGCTTGGATGGAGATATAGGGGAACAAATTGCTACTTTACCGCTATATGAAGCAGTTAGCGTGGAAAAAATTGGAGCTACTGTTGGTATACCTCTTACGGCAAAGTTGATTAAAAGCCCGATTGGTAAGTGGGTAGCGAATAGATTTATTAACGCCACTGATGGTTATTTGGCTTCTTTAGCTACTAGTGGGGGTAATAAACAAGAAGCTGTAGGTGGGGCTGCAGGTTTTGCAACTTTTGGGGCGGGCGGAGAGCTTGCAGGTAAAGTAGGTACTAAAATAGCTTCTAATCCACTTATTAAAAAATGGACAGCTAATACTGTAGCTATGGCTGGTAAACCATTTGCTGAAGAACTTGCTAAAAGTGCTATGGCTGAGGAAGAGTTTTCAGCAGCTCATGCAGATATTATTAATCCTTCTACCGGCGAAGGATTGGAGCAAATTAAGCGTGTTGAAGATGTTAAAAGTTTTATGCAGCAAACACAGGAATCTGCTGAGGCTCGGGCTTCTAGAGCTAAATTAGTACAAGAATGGCAGAGAGCTCAAGAAGAACGAGCTAAGCTTGATCCTGTAATGCATAAGCTTCATCAAGGTGAGAAAGTATCTCTTAATTCTATTGCGCTTGCATTGCATGGTAAGCCATTAAGTGGACTTTCTAAGAATCAACGTGGTATGGTACTTGCTAAGAGAATGCAACTTATAGACCAAGCTGCAAGTGAAGCTCCAGTGCATTTGTCGGATTTGCACAAAGCTGAGGTCCAAGAAAATATTGATAATTTTCGTAAGCAATCTCCAGTAGCTAATCAACTAATGTGGGATCTTGAAAAACTCGGTGTTAAATTTGCAGATGCGGTTACTGATAATAATACTGAGCAGATCGCACGAGAGACCGGGATTATTAATAATGGGGCCGCTGCAAATAAAGTAGCTGCTGTTGATAAAGCTTCTAAAGCTCCATCAGGAGCTATTATAACCCCCCAGAAGTTTGTTTCTTTGAAAGCAGACTCAGTTGCGTATTTACGAGCACCACGTAATAGAGTACAAGTAGCTGCGGCAATTAGTGATAGAAGTGAAGCTGGCTTGAATAAATTCATAGACGTACTTAAGCAAAGTAGTCCGGCTATTCATTTTGAAGATCCAGCACATTTGATGCTTTATCATTATGGGAATAGAAAAGAACTTCCAGAGGGTTTGCAGCGAACTTTGCTTTATCGCTTGCGTCAAGTTAAAGGAAACGAATTTGCATCTGCGAAGGATTTAAAAACAAGTGCTGATTGGTTGCATGTACATTTGCTTAATATGGCTAAGAGCGGAAGACTTGCAGAGGAAGGGAATATATATAGGTCTTCCAAGCTCGGTGGCGGCCCTATGAGTTGGACTAAGTGGCAGCGAATGCTTTCTACAGAAGCTGATGCGGCTGATATACAATTAACTCAAAAAGCTCTCAAACAACATCCAGTAGCTTTAAAGGCTTTTAATACTATTATTACTAATTTACATGCAACTAAGCCTAATATTCAAACTCCTGAAGAATATGTACTATATACTAAACAACTGAACGATACTGCAGACAGATATCATAAAGCAGCTACTATAGCTAATAGCAATCCGTTTATATTTTAGCAGGAGTTTTTATGGGTGGTTTTTCAAATGCGTTTGTTGATCTGGCTAAAACTGGAATTGAAAAAATAGGTTCTAAGATTGGCCAATCTGGGGCTGCGAAAGATATAGCAACTAAAGTAGAGAGTGGATTCTATCATGCTGTATTTAAGCCGGAAGCAGCGTTTAAGGATATTCCGGCTGCTTCTAAACTTTGGGATGCTTATTCTGGGCCATTTCATCAATTAACAGATAAGTATACCGCTCAAGGTACGCAAGCTGCTAAAGCCGCTGGTTCTATTATGCCGGCCAGTGAAATATATGGAGCAGCTAAAAAGAAAGCGATGGCAGAAGTATTCGGGCCTAATAGAGAAGTAATTCAAGGTGTACTTAAACATGTTGAAAATACCGTATCTAAAAATAGAGCTGACATTCTAGCCGATCATTTGAATGTACTTTTTCAAGAAAATCCAATTAAAGCAGGTCCAAATAAAGGTAAGAGTACTTTTGATCTAGATATGACTCGCGGGGGCGAGGCCGGATTTGAAACGCCGGCTTCTAAATATCGTTCTCCAAATACTATAGAAAAAGCAGCAGGTATCCACCAACGTACTCTGGCCTATAAAGCTGCTATCCCGCATCTTGCTTCTAATTTAAATATATTAATGAGTGATGGTTTTGGTACTTATGCTAAAACTTTAGCTACTACATTCGGACCTGGAAGAAAAGCAGCAGAGGCGCAAGTACTTGCTACTAATGCTATAAGCGAACTCGTATATAATGGTTATAGAGAGAAGCAAGCATTTGATAAAGGTTTAATTAAAAAAATAGCTCCGGGTTCTATTGGGGAATTTATACATAGAAATATGTTCATTCCCGGTATGAGCTTTGTACGTTATAATACTGTACTAATGAGTGCTATAGCATCCAAAATGGCTGCTGATGAGGCTGCTCAACATTTAATGAGCGGGGATTTAAAGAAAGCTCTGCCTATGTTCAATGAGTTTAAAATAGATCCAGCCAAGATTAAAGCTCAAGGTGGTCAGTTTGCACCGGAAGATATTGATAAGATTTATCATCATGGTACAGATGTTAGAGCTTTTTTGAATCAGGGAGATAAAAGAACAATTCTTGGACAACAATCTCCTATGTTTAGAATTATGGGGGCATTCCATAAATATGTATCTAATCAAAGTTCATTCTTTAGAAATGTATTTAAACGTCAGTACCAACAGGGAGATTTTGTAGGAATAGCTAGGAATGTAGGTTTAATGAGTATGGCTTTTCCAGTAATGGGAGCTATGATTTACGAATCAGAACGACTATTAAGCGGTAACGACTGGGATAATCCTACCGGGCACTTGGAAAATAGAATTAAGAGTACCCCAGCTGGATATGTGTATGATAAATTAACTGGGCAACAATCTACAGTAAGTGCATCTCATGTAGCACATAGCATGATTGAGAATCTATCTCATATAGCATCATTTGGAGTAGCTACTGGTTATATTAGAGGAGCTTCTAGAGCTAAGCTTGGAGAACAAATTCTCGGCCCAGATGCTTCGATGGCTATCCAAGGATTGCAGGATACAGCAAAAGCTATTAGTGGAGATTCTAGACACCCCGCTGCCGCTAAATCTTTAGAACGTGATATTCTCAGCGATATTCCATCATATGGAATTGGTTCTATTTTGAGCCATAAATTAATACCAAATGCAAAAAAATCTACGAAGTATCATTCATATCGTAGAACTAAATCAAAAGAAGAAAGTAATAACCCATTTAGTAATAGTTTCGATCAGAATCAATAAGGAGAATTAAAATGGCCGGACAAGCAGCATTGCTTACTCGTGAGGAAGTTAAATCAACCATCCGCTCTATTGAATGTAATAAAGGTTCTAAACCAAGTAGTGGTAAAAAGATGAGCGTCAAGATGAATTCACAATCAAAAGAGAAGTAAAGGAAAGGTACTATGCCGCTTAAGATTGCATTATCTAGTTACACCGGTTATGGAGCTTGGTTTACCTTACGCTTGCTTGAGGAGGGGCATAAGGTAGATTATTATCTAAGCGAACCTGATTATGAAGATATTCTTAAAGGCATAGTACCAACTCCTTTTGTGCGAGTTAAAGGGGATAGAAGTTTTCCGAATTATTCTAAGTATGATGTATCTATATTTGATCTTACAGGGCGACAGAGACAAGCTGAATATAGTGCTTCTTGTTGTCCTACTATTGGGGATGGCGCTTTTAATTGTGCTGTTGAAGATGATAGAATGTTCGGGCTTGAGGCTATGGAAGAATGCGGAATTAAAGTTCCTCCGTACGAACGATTTACAGATGTTGGCGCCGGAAAGGAATATGTACGAAAAAGCAATAAACGTTTTGTATACAAGCCTGATGGCGGCCAAGATAATGACACAGATACAACATATGTTGCCTCAAGTCCAGAAGATATGTTGGCTAATATCGACAAACTATTTGCTAAGACAAAATCAGCACCTTTTGTACTGCAGGAGTTTATAAAAGGAACAGAAGTAAGTGTTGAAGGTTGGTTTAATGGTGAGGATTTTTATCTTGTTAATGTAACTTTAGAAGAGAAGAAATTCATGAATGATAATCACGGACCAAATACTGGATGTGCTGGAAATCTAGTATTCTATCTTCGTGAATCGGCGGAGCTTTATAAACAAGGTCTTGAGAAAATGAAGCCATATCTTCAAAAGATCGGTTATACTGGAATGATTGATCTTAATACTATTGCAACGGAGCAAGGATTATTCGGTCTTGAATGGACACCACGTTTTGGATATGATGCTTCAGCAACTTTGCTGAACATGTACGGTGGAAATATGGGCGAGCTATTTGAAAAAATAGCTACTGGACGAGTACCTGATGATAGTTGGAAAGGGGAATTCGGAGCTTCAGTACGTTTAAGTATTCCCCCATACCCAACTGAAATTAAGGGTAAGCATCCACAAGGAATCGAAGTTAAAGGTATAGAAAAAGAAGACTATATAACTACATATATGTATGATTTGCAGCTGGATAAAAAGCATCTAGTAACTGCTGGACATTCTGGATTTCTATGTTGCCCACTTGCTTATGGTAGATCGATATCAGAAGCTTGGGATAGGATAGATGATAAAGTAGATAGGATCAAAATATCTAACATGCAAATTCGCACCGATCTCGAAAAGACGACAACTAAACGTTATAACGAACTGTCACACTTGGGGCTGCTTTGATGAATATTTATATTAGAACTATTCCGCATGAATCTCAACGGTATGAGACTGTTGGGGATTGGTATTTTGATAATGAAGAACATCCACAAACTTTATTCATATTTGTATCAAATTTGGGTAATCCACTATACGAATTCCTAATTGCTTACCACGAGCAAATAGAAGCTATGCTCTGTCTTAAAGCTGGGATTAAAGAACGAGATGTTACTGAATTTGATAAGCAATATGAGCGTGAACGTGCGGAAGATGATTTTACTTCCGAGCCTGGAGATGATCCACAAGCTCCATATTATGTCCAGCATCAGACAGCTACTAGGATGGAACGCGCTTTGGCGCTTGAGATGGGAATTAATTGGAGTGCTTATGAAGAAGCTGTTTATTCTCTTTAGTTTTATTTTAGTTCTAAGTGCTGATGCTCAGTTCACTTCTACTAGTATGACTGTTGTAGATCCTTCTGGACAAGTATGGGCTAATGGATATGTTACTTATGCATTTAGTCCGGCTCCAGGTTTTCAGGGCCCTTATCAGTGGCAAGGTGCTAATCTTCCTAATCAATATTTAACTCCGCAAATAGCTAATCTGGATGGCACAGGTTCTGCTACTATAGCTTTGCCTGATAATAGTACTATAACTCCTAGCAATTCAGCTTGGAATTTTGTTATATGTTCTAATACATCTTTTCAATGTATATCTATTCGCATTCCTGTCGGCGGCAGCTCGGATAATATTAGTGCTATTGTTAATGGTATTATACCAGCGATTTCACTACCGGCTACTACTTTTCCACGGGCATATTTAAACGGTGAGATTACTCTAAATCCTACTCTTGGTGGGCTGTACTATGATACAACATTAAGTTGTCTCAAAGTATGGAATGGAACTTCATGGGCTTGCTTGAGTACTTCTTTACCACTTACTATACAAGTTAATGGAACTCTAACTGCAAACCAAGGATTAGTTAATTTTGAATCGAGTAATAATACACTAGTAGCTAGTAATCCAGCTGGGGGTATTATTAACTATGTACTTAATCCATCATTACTCGGTACTTTCTGCCTTACAAATGGTACTAATTGTGGTCATATAACTGTTAATGGCCAAGTATGTGATATTGCAGGTTCTTGTACGATTCCAACTGGCGGTACTACAACTATTAATGGTGTTGGCTGCGTTCTAAATGGAAGTTGTACAGTACCTAGTACTGGGACCACTACTATTAATACAATTCCATGTCCTTTAAATGGTTCTTGCACAGTACCAGTGGACGGTACTGCCAGAACTTGTAATGCTAATGGATGCTTTAAAATAGAAGCGGATGGCACTGTATTCGAGTGGGGTTCTGTTACAGTAACACCATCCACCACTGCACAAGGTACGGCTACTATAAATTTTCCATATGTATTTCCGACACAGTTTAGCTTATCTTTAATGGGTCAGACAGTAAGCGGTTGTGTTACTGGTGATGCTTTAGTTCCACTGGGAACTGGAATATCAGCTCAAACACTTTCTGGCGCGAGTGTAAACGTAAGTAAATTTGCTGTAGCGGGTGGCGGGGGTGCGAATTTTAATAGTTCTCCTGCTTGTATTGTTCAATGGTCAGCTATAGGTTATTAATAATTAAAGGGCGATACTATGAATAGAGTTATAAAGTTTCTTCTATTAGTTTTTTTATTCCCAATTACAATCTTCGCACAACAAGTTGCAGTTACAGCTACAATTACTGACGGTGATGGTCAGAATTGGAGTAATGGTACTTGGTCAGTGCAACTTGTATCTCCTGGCGGTACTCCTGTTTATAATGGTATCCCAGTACCAACTACTCAGCAAAGCGGCTCTTTAAATAGTTCTGGTAATTTGAGTGTTACTCTATATTATACTGCTACTATCGGACCTGCTGGAGCCTATTATAATTGGATTATCTGCCCACTCGCTAGTTTCCAGTGTTCGGTATTTAATCTGAATACCGTCAGTTCTAATATGACTTCGCTTATAAATCCACATATAGTAGCTCCTAGATTTCCAGCCGGAGCTACGAGTTATGGATATTCGGATGCTGAAGTTTATCCTACACCGCCTCCGGGTGGGATTTATTATAATGTACTAACTCCTATACAACGAATCTGGAATGGTACTGCTTGGATAAATAATGGTAGCGGTTCTGGCGGTGGGGGGACTGTAACATCTGTTAGTATCGGAACTACCCCATCGTGGTTAAGTTTCAGTGTCGCTAATCCTAATACGGCAGCAGTTATTTCAGCAGCTGCTAGTCCTATTCCGAATAGTGCTTTAGCTAATTCGAGCACTAGTGTAAATGGTCAGACTTGCACTCTTGGTGCTAGTTGTACTATAACTGCTTCCGCTACAAGCATTGCAGTTGGGACTACAACAATAACCGGAGGTACATCTGGTGATGTACTTATTGATAATGCTGGAGTACTTGGAAATACATCGACACTTTTAAACATAGCTCTAGGCACAACTACAACAGGCCAAGCTTTTGGAGGTTTTTCTTCTTTCCAAATTGGAGATCTAGATACACAAGCAGGAGTTACTGGTAATCCAAGTGTTTTAGAAGGTGTAAATGCGCTCGGAACACCTACATGGATACTTACTAATCAAACAGGTGCGGCAACTTTTCCTTCGATGACTACTCCCGATGCTATTATTAGTGGGGGTTCTATATTAAACACTCCCGTTGGAAACCTTGGCTCTGGGCAATCTACTGGAGGGTTTTCAACTCTAACAGTAGGTAACGAATCTATAAGTACTTGGATCACAGCAAACGCATCAGCTATAACGGGACAAAATTCTGGTGGTGCGATATGGAGTATATTTAATAGTACTGGGGCTGCTACTTTCCAATCAGTTCAAGCACCAGTTATATCTGCATCTGGTGCCTCAGCTCAAGATCCTGAATTAAATTTAACAAATACAAGTCCAGCAACTTCGACTATAAATCAACCATCGGCCGCGTTAATTTTTACATCCCAATACTGGAACGGAAGTTCCACTCCGGGTGATTGGAGTATTCTAGGTACTTATGGCACTGGATCAAATCCTAGTACTCAATTAACATTTACCTATACTGGTTCCACTGGTAATGCTTCAGTTCTAATGCCAGCACTTAATGTTACTGGACAAACTTCTACTGGATATTTACTTGCAAATAGCCCCTTATTAGTAAATCAAACATCGCTAGCAGTTATAGATCATTATACAAACAGTGGTATTCAGTATGGACGATTTTTCAGTTTTGGTTCCTCTGCTACAAATTATGGAGGTTTTGAACTTTTAAGTCTTACAAATACTGGTGCTGGTGTTTATGATTTAATAGCTGTCGGTGGCACATCAGGTGTTCCTCAAGTTGGTATAGGAACGCCTACTCCAAGTTCCTCATGCTATTTCTCAGTCGGCACTGCAAGTCAATTCTGTGTCGCAGGAACTGGAATCACTTCTACCCCAGCTTCAAGAGCTGCTCAATTTATAGGTACCGGAGGAACACCTACGATTTCTCTTGGGTTGGGAGCTGGTACATCTCCAAGTATTCCTTCAATCTCAGGAACTAATACCAGCGGGACATTTAGCTTTACAAGTGGTACATCACCTACCGCGAATACAGCAATAGCTGTAGTCACATTCTTTGGGAGTCTTACTTCTGCTCCTAATGCGTGTTCATTTTTTCCGATGACTTCACAGGCTGCTAGTAATAGTTCTAACGTGGTTCTCACCAGTTTGAATTCGACAGAATTCACAATCTCCTCTGGAAATATTGGAATCTCAGCATCTCAACTTTTTGTTTGGGGGTATATATGCATATAGCTGGAGGGTATAATAATCGAGTATATTTAAACGCTGGTACTACTGCTTTAGCTGGATTAACTAATCATACTATATGGTTTCATTGTGGCGGGGTTTAAGACTAATTTCAATACAAATAAAAAATGCCCTACTCAATTAAGAGTAGGGCATTTGTGTTTAAATTATATTTAATTAATCAATAGATGCACTCTCGTCTATTTGTAGGAACTCACCAAGTTGTTCTTTGGTGTCAACTGCATAGATAATGCAAAGTGGTTCGTCTTCGCGCATGCAACGGATTTTGGCGTTGCCTTTGAATGGAAGAAAATATCCAGTATGAGCACCGAATAGTACTCGTTCTCCTATCTTGCGCTTAGTAGTTTCTGGACCTACCGACACAATGACTCCAGAGGTTGGAATTGCTCTGGCGGTTTCGGGAATTTTAAGGGTGCTTCCAGTTCCATTGCAAGTTTTGCAAGTCTCTCCCACGATCTGCCGTGCGCACGCTTCTCGATAATGGCATGTTTTACCGCTTTCTTTAAATCCGAACGTACCACGTCGAGTACATTCACACGCAATATATATTCCTGTCTCGTTACAATCTTTGCACTCATATCCGCTTTTAAACTTGTCGATAAGTATGAGTATCTTGTTTCCAATAGCTTCAAGTCCAAGCTTGCCTCCTACGATGAAGATTACGTTTTCTACGTCTTTAGATGTTTCTAGTTCATTAAGTGGACGATCAATTAATTCTTGCTGTGCGCTTTCAATTGTGTTCATTGCGGCTCCTCTAATTATCAATTGTTGGTATTGTACAAGGCTCATTTACAGGACAGTTTACGATAATTGGAATTTTTTTCCTGCAAACCCATACCCACTTATCTCCGGCTAAACGTTTACGTAAATAATAATTTACCGGGCATTCTAAATATTTATAGCTGTTAAAATCACAATCTAACTGCGCGGAGCAATTTTTATGTTGCGGTTCTACATCTTCATTATCATTAAACGGTATTTTAGGTACCGTGTTACTTATCTGCAACATTAAAATAAATGATATTAATATATTCATGGGATCTTTATACCTTTCTTTACCGTATTATTGTACTCATAAAATTGCTGTCCATTTTGACTAAAACACTTAATGAAGCCACATACTTCAAGGGTTCTAGTTATACGTTCGATATCTTCTAGGGTCGCGTGTCGATGATTATCACGTATGAGTTCGCGACGTGTTGCTAGACCTTTGCGCTCTATATATGTTTGAATTTTAGCGGTTGCTTCACTTAACGTAGATTCACCCACTCCCCTGAATGTAATATCGAGAGTATCAAGTACTCCCTTAACTAGAGTAATTGCGGTGTTCATACACCAATCGCTTATCTCTAAAGAATCCCCAGAAGCTGCTGCTAAGCACATTGCTACTTTAAATATATGTACATCTTGACGTGATTTAAAATGTCGTACTACATCTGAATCTGTATCCTCGTGCTTTTGTGCATGGTACCATTGTTGGAAGATTGTTATAGCATCTTGGCTGAATGTAAATTCGCCCTTTACGTTAGCTATTTGTTCTAGATCATAGCGTAAATCAGCTATCACTTCACGTCCGGTTTTGCCGCCACAAGCAGCAACATGTTTGATATCCTCAAGAGCAACTGGCCAGGCCAACTTCTTGGACTTCGCATTAGCAAAAACAAACATTGTTCTTGCTGTAAAGCCTCCATTAATCGCTTCGGATGCATTAGATTGTTTACCGTTAATCTTCCGAATGAAATCTGGTACGCAAGCACCGATAAGACTAACGCACATATCTTTAATATGCGATGAGCCTTTATTCTTAGTGTCATATTCAAACTCATTTCTATCCCATGTGTCACAAAGGAATGATGTCATCCAATCGCTACTACCTAAAAATGTGGAAAGTTCAGATGCCATGAGTATGGCTGTTGATTCCTTCGAGACGATAATATTTCCTGCAATAATGCTTTGGGTCTGGAACCCATTTGCAAGTTTTTCGATGATTTTTGGCGCAGTAATACGATCTGATAAATAGTTTGATAATTCCGGTTTGTAGTCTTTAATAAAACTATGGGCTGGGTGGATCGCAGTACCTTTACCAACTCCCGGTGGGCCAACAAGCACAATATATTGATTGGGATACACCTTATACGTTCCACGTCGAATCCACACTTTCTTTTTAAGAATCGCACTTATTACCGAGATAGCACTCCAGACAACGTAGGAATCTGGAGCTTCAGTGATAGGCCCCATTATGGCGCTATATGCTGAGATCCAGTTCGTGTTTAATTTCCGTTGCGCCATCTTTTTGAAGCTCTTTCTCTTGGTGTTCTTTTAACTTATAGTAAGCGGCTTGCACGTCTTGGTAATCTAAATCGTCTAACTTTTTAGTTCCTGTTCGTTTGGATTTGAATGTTTGTGTATGATAGAAGTCGAATCCGATTTCACCTTCGACGGGAATTCTAACATCGATACCGTTATGGAATTCAATTCTTCTTTCAAAAGCCCTTCTAGTTGCTTGCAAGTATAACCAGATCGAATCAACATTATCATCAAGTTCCTGAACAATGCTATCATGGCCTTCTTGTATGATAGCTCCCCTCGTAGATTCATCTCCGGTCTCAAGTCTATGAACGGCAAATCCTGTGTTGTCACCCACGACAGATTGCGGTATGTAGCTATATGCTTCATTGAAAATTTTATTATTACTTCCTGCTTCTCCGGGTCTAAGTCCAAAGAAAATTCGTTCTCTACCGAAAGGTGTTCTGAGTGTTCGATTAGCATCTAGACAGTCCTTTATATAACGATGGAATACTTTATCTACAGAAGGATCAACTTGGTTGACTTTATCTAAAATATTTTGACATTGGATTGGAGTTAATGAATAACCTTCTTTAGCCAAAGAATCAGACATAGTGTTCCCTCGCATACCATAATTATTAGCATGACGAGTCTTTTTACCGAGAAATCTTTCAATAGATTCTTTCCATTCACTGTCAGTATAGTGATCCCAAGGGATATCAAAGATAAGACAACCCAACTTACGGTGACGATCAATACCTTTAATAAGATCATCTAATGCCTCGTGGTTATTTGCAAGTGCACTTGTAGGCCAATCTTCTGCTTGCATCTGATCGACCATTAATAGAATTTTGCCGGGTCGAGCCACTAAGCAACGTCGGAAGACTTTAGCGAGTTCTCCGTGTTTTGGGAAGTTCTGTGCATTTCCACCATATCCAAAAGAGTGCTTTCTACTTCCCCTGCGGCCAGTAACGGTACCAGCGCAGTTATAGTTAGATAAAAATATAGCCAATTCTCCACGCTTGATAAGGTTAGCATTAATGTACCTCGTTCTAAGTGTACCCAACTCACGAATACGAAGTATAGCGCGAATTGCAGGATCGCCACCGATCGTATTAAATTGATTCGTCGCATACATCTTTTGAAGTACGAGTTCATTCAAAGACTCCTTCTGGATATAATTTCCATCTTCATCTCGTGCAGATACTTTAGGGATTTTAAATCCCATCCGCTTTAATTGTTCCAGAGGAGTATTAGAACCAGAGCTGCTATTAAGGTTAATACTAGCAGTAATGGACCCCGGAATATTTGAAGCAATGGGCTTGTTGCCGCTTCCAATATAGCAAGACACACCCCAAATGTTACTAACAATACCGCACTGCTTAGTAATATCTGAATCAATATATGCAGATGCATCTTTCAATCTCCCTATATCGACAGATATGCCACGACTATCGATCTTGTGATATACCGCTTGAAGTGAGTGTAAATACTGTGATGTAATTCGTTCTTGCATAAGACTCCTAAGAGGGTAGGTTTGTTTTCCTACCCTCTTAATAAGATTAAGCGCCTGAAGGTGGTACTACTTGGTTGGGTGGTACAGGTGCTCCGAGTGTTGCTGCGAGTGCGTTTGTTAGAACTGCGATTAGATTAGGACTCATCTGATTTTGTGGAATACCAGTTTGAGTCTGTTGTACTACTGGTGCTATATTAGCTCCGAAGAAGCTAATATAGTACGCACCATCATAGCTGAAATCAAGCTGCCCCAAGTTTGGAGTTGCTGTGATTACTACTCCAGCGGCTGCTGCCGTTGCAGCGATTGCAAGAGTTGCGGTATTAACAGGACCGATTGCGGCCAATCTATTACCTGCTGGAATACCAGCTCCGCTTACTGGAATACCAACATAAAGTCCAGCGAGTGAAGATAATGCAGTAAGAGCAGTAGATACCGCAGTAGTCGCGGTAAATGTAAATGGGGTATTTCCAATAATAAGTCCTTGGAATTTATTCGGCATTTGCATTACTTTAAAACCTACTGCTGGTAGGGTAGTTCCTACCATGGTATTAAATTGTGCCAATGTACAATTAAAAACAAGCTCACTTATATAAGCTGACATTTAAGTACCTTTCTTATTAAGCTTGTGCGAGAGGTTCGGAATTTACAGGAGCATTATTTTCTGCACTAGCATCCAGAGGAGTTCCCGGTACAGCTTCTTCTGGGGCTGCCGGAGGAGTTAGCTTAGCAAGCAATGCAGTAAGATGCTGACCAATAATTGCATCACTTACGAACTTATAAAGTCCATGCTTTACTTCATTCGTAAATACAAGCGTTCCTTCAGTCTCAGAACGCTTACGATATTCAAAATCCGCATCAATCTGTGATGTATGCACATGCCCAGCGGTTGTAGATCCATCCGCATAATCAATCTTGCCATTATCATCTTCCGCAAGAAGCTTAGTTGCCGCATCAAGTTGTGAGGGTGCTAGTTCGATAGAAACCATGATTATTTATCCTTCTTAGGTGTATTTTTTGTATCCACTGTAGTATCTTTAACTACAGCAAAATTTGTCGGGTTTAGATGATACCCCGGATGTATTACTGCAAACTCGGCTGCGATATTGTTTTCTGCTTGCATTGCACCTTGATAATCTTGAGTAGCTTTTTGTTTCTGATTCTCAAGAGCAGTAATTGCTACTGTTTCGGCAGTTGATAGTTTCGGTGCAGTTGTTGGATTTTGAGCACGTAGCGTAGAAGCAAGCAGTAGAAAAGAAATATATTTAATTTTCATAACGATTCATTTACCTTTACTTGAGTTTTAAGTAATCGTGAGTTATCAACGTAAGATACGAATTTCTTACGAAGTTCTAAAAGATTCAAATGCACAGCTATTGGAATAGTATCGTGGACTGAGAATTCTAGTCCTATTTGGTTTAGAATAGCTAAGATTTGAAATTCTAATTCTTCTTGTGTTTTTTCATTAACGATTGTTGGCATGGTGTTCTCACTATTTCTGGTGGAGTATCTACTGGATAATTCATTGTCGGACGATTGCTGTATGCATTTCTCCAAGTCCCGCAGGATAATGGAATCGTTAAAATGACCGAACAGATCATAATACATTTTATACCCATAATCTATCTCTAAGTAATTCTGAAATTGTAGATTGCGCTATCGGATAAATTCTAGAGACCTCTAGATTTTAATTCAGCTATCTCACAATGAAAAATTTCCAAAGTTACACAAACATCTTTGACATTATATGTTTTCATTTCTCTCATATGCTTTAAACTCCAGCCGGCTGCTTCGTCTTTCCAATAGGGGTGACGAGTATATTGCCGAGCTAGAAATTGAAGTTTGTGCTGAAGCTCCGGCCATAATTGATGATGCAAAATCATAGTATCGCGGCAGTCTGCTAACGGTAAAATGAATCCGAGCATTTCATAAAAATTCGCGTCAAAATTGAAAAAATTCTGTCCAACACTTCTAACATTTTTGAGCAACTTCGCCAGAGTTTTCCATAATTCCACGCTTTCGGTATTAGATTCACGAAAAAGTTCAAAAGAAATTCCAGCAGTATTAGAGGTAGCAAGACCAATAGTAATAGGGTAGCCCGGAAGAATCTTATAAAACTGCGAAGGTTGAGTTTTAGTTGGCTTTTTAGGATAAATTGTTTCGATATCATTCGACACCCACTCCGCGTGCATCATTTCTTTAAGGATAAAAAGAAGCTCATCAAACTCAAAATCTATCTTGGCATCTATAACTGGCAGCGGATTAAGCACGCCATGCTTTTGCCAATATTCTAATTCCGCTTGTGCTTTAGCCAGATCACAACTTACTACTATATCTCGTTGTTTCCATTGCTTAGTAATATCTTCTGGTGTAAAGGTTGGAACTATATAATGGGGATAGTGCAATCTATCACTCGTGCATAATGAACCAGCCCATTTTGATATAGCAGAATCTTTGTCTGGATTATAGTTCTTCTTGCGTGTAGTTAATTTAAGTTGTGGTAGTAGATGCTGGCTTACAGCACCGAGCAAGATTATAATCGGAGGTTTATATTGATTTAACTCACCTTCTATATTCCTATAAGCATCCTTATGATCTGTATCAGGCCGATAGCATGTTACATAATAATCATTAAATCCAGCATCCTTCATCATCTGGTCGAAAACATATCCATAGCCAGATGAAAAAAGATACCCCTTTGCGATATCTCCCGCATAAGGGGTGTCTAAAATAACCCAAACTGGCGATGTAATGCTACCTTTGCTGTGAATGTAAGGCATTTTTTACTTTCTTAGTTTTAATTTTAGGAGTAGCTTCTGCTAGAAGTTGAAGTTTTGGTTCTTTATTCATCGTCTTCGTCGTCAAAGTCTTCGACTTCTTCGTCGTCATCTAGCTCTTCCTCGCAATTTTCACAGATAGTATTAAAAATACTAGGTGCATCAAACTCTTCACCGCATTCTGTACAGATAGCCATAAATATCTCCTTATCCCAATCTAATTCCAAGTAGTTCTGCAAATTCCGCTACCGCTGGATTTGAATCATAAAGCTCAATTAGCTTATTAAGCTTCTTTTGATCCTGTTCGTGCTGCACTAGTTTTAGTTGCAATTGTTGCTTGATATTTGGTTGGGTATAGCCAGCTTGCAATGCACCTGCTAGTTGTTTATCTGCTTCCAATTTCTTATCCAATTGTCGTTCTGCCACTGTAATAATATCTTGTGCCATTCTATCCCCTTAAAAAATATTTAGGCTAACTGGTCGCTGATTACAGACAGAGCCCTATTAATAACTCGTCCCGCTTATACCAGTATTAACACGCGACATAACTATTACTAGTTACATTAGCCCAAGCTTTATTACGACTTCTTCAACAAATCTTCACTGTGTCTGATTTTTGGGAATTTCGTTGCGCAATCCGGCACAGCGCAGAAATAACGCCGGACCTTATTATTATCCCGGCCGTTATAATTATCAACTGCAACTTCTACCTTTGCAGTACGTCCAACAAGCGGTCCTTTATAAACCCAAGTCGAAGCATCATCTTCCTTAAACTTAGTCGGATCTCCATCCCACTGACCGGGGAGCCAAGAATCATTACCATCTGTTTCCATCGGGAGCCCAAATGCATGACAGAAATCAGGATAAGTCCAAGCGCCTCCGGTATTTAAGGTATCAAATACTTTACGCCCAGCGTATTCTACTGGGGATACTACTTCGAGAATAGGATTCAAATTTACCGAGCCGCCGTTCTTCGACTGCTTAGGATTAAATGCAACAAGCTTGAGTTCGTATACTTGAGGCGGGATGACTTCTTGACCTTCGATTTTGCTATTAGATACTTTCATCTGAAAAGCCATGATTAGTTTGTCCTTTTAGTTTTTTAGTTTTTATTTAAGTTTTAAATCTACTTGCCTACGTTCCCAGTATAAGCGTTGGTTCTCTAGATTTGTAACTGGCTGCAAGTGCTCTGGATTAACACAACTTTTATTCTCGCAAATATGATCTATCTGCAAACCCTCTGGGATTGGTTCTTTATATAACTCATAAGCATATCTATGAGCCATTGATAAACTTTGAAAATCTGGATTACCTACACGACCATACCCTTTGGTATCTGTGTAGCCTGTAAAAATCCAACAAGTACTTGTTTTAGCTACGTGCTTTTCAAATAAAGCTTTCTTGTATTCTATAGTACCTCTTTTTAAAATACCACGTTTACGACTTTATTTTTCGGATGCAATTCTTCTACATTCTCGACATCTTATTGTTGGTGTGATTCTATCTCTAGCCCAGCTAATTAAGATATTACTCGGAATAAGTAAATGACCTTTTTTACAAATATCAGACATTGGAAGCCTTTTTTTGTTTTGCAATCATTTTGGCTAGATCAGCTGTTTCTTGTGGGGCCAAAGCACTCATGCTAGTACTAGCTAAAAATTCTGTTGTCGGTTGTACCTGTACTAAGCGAGTGCCGCTATAATCAATTGTAATACGAAAAATATCATTAAAAATACTAAGCAGACTTGAAAGGTACTGTGGTTGTATAGTGCGTCTACCTGTGTATTTCTTCTCGTCCTTAGTGGAGCGTTGCTTGTCGGTCTCGTCAAGCTCGTGAAAAACTGCGATAACATTTCCAAGCTCAGAGAGGCGACCAATGAGATATTCCAAGTAAGCTTTGTTGCCATTTACAATGTCCCAGCCTTGAGGAATCTTTAATTGATTAGAGCCTAGTTTAATAGTGCGGCTCATTGTTGGGTGCTGTTTAATTAACTCATGCTCACAAGCAGCACGTAAGAAAGTGATAGAGTCGAGTATAAACCAATCAGGTATGCTTTTTCCTTGCTGCTTGCTATACTCGAACATCGAGATATCAGCTTCCAATGTAGATACAGCGACAGGAATGCTAGGATTAAAATCCCAATAAGTTTTAGCATCTATTTCATCCTTACGTTTAGATACTCGGATATATTCACGAATTGATTCTGAGCGAGAATCGAAATCACATACAAATACTTTACCCGGCGCACTCATAGCGAGCCAGCTTTTTCCAGTTTTAGGCTCTCCCACGATCGCGATTTTATACTTCTGCTCAGCGTCTAAGTCGAGCAGTCCACTTATATTTTCGTATGGCATAGTTTTCCTTTAGGATTCTGTAACTTTAAGTGGTTCCTGTGATGGAAGCGATGATACTTTTCGGCCTTCCTCTAGTGCAATATGTAGCTTGCAGTATAAAGAGGGCGGGACTGAATCATTTGCACATTGGCAATGATTATCTAACATCTGCTGACAGCGGGGTTGTTTGTTCATATTAGTCCTTTAAAGTTTCTGGATTCCATTCTTCACCAACTACGAAATCGGAATTAAGTATCTGGAGCATTGAGGAGGCTGTATTTTGTCTATGCAGATTTCTATACTGGCATTCGGAGTGGAAAAAATTGTTACATATACTGGTGTTCCAGTCGGGTTTTTCACCCAAGATGAGAAGATCATATATTTTATGAAAGGTTCTAAGCTGTCTTTTTCTGTATTCTTCAAGTTGATACTCCGTTTTATAGATTGGAATCCTGCGAAATCGCTTCATTGCATCCGCTTCTGGTGCGATTTGTGCAAAATTCATCCAGATTCTATCTACTTTACGAGTGCTTAGAAGTTCTGGGAATTTGTCTTTAATAATACGCTGCGATGCATATATATATCCAGTCATACCATCTTGAGGATCGTAACTATTAGCCGGGTTATCTCGGATAAACGCGGTTGTTTTATGATCCAGCGGGCCTATTGCTGAACCAGAGTCCATTAGGAAATCTATACGGCCTGTTAGGTAGCATCTCACCCAAGCTTTATTCATTGAAGCTTCTGGCGAATCCCAATCTTGAGTTACTGAAAAATCTCCAAGCGGCACTTCCTTATTCTTACCAAAAGTAATTTCAATACCAATAACTCTAAGCCTATCCATCTCCGCTGCAAAATGATTAGCATACTGCCCTAGCATAGCCATGAATCCGAGCAATCCGCCGAGAGTTCTATACATCTTATGCTCTGAGAATTGTTCGTCCATCTTATAAGCATCCCAAAGATGTGCTGCAAATTGAATCCAACTTGTTAGTTCAAAGCGATCTTCTTTCTTCAGAATATAGAATATTTCAACCATTCGGTGAAACATAATTCCAAACTCAAGATTCCAACTCTTATGCTTGCCTTTAATATTCGCCATTATAGAAAGCTCAAAAGCAGCTTCGCATTGACGAAAAGTTGATAGAGCATGATGATCTAAATACATTTCTAAGACGCCATCATCTCCGATTTTGAGCCAATGATATTTAACGCATAATTCCTCTATAGTCATTTTTATTTCCCTTCAGGGCTTCAACAGCTTCTACTGCCTTATGTTTTGGTCCTAAATACTTAAGCATTTCTACTAGAACCTCATCGATAATTAAATCTCTAGATGAATTTAATATCCGCGGCACTAATCGTTCTCCGCTTTGTGGATTACCATCATTCATTTCTTACTACCTTTCGAAAGCAATTCCAAAATCTGCTCCTTAGTAAGCCCGCCCTTAGCAAGTTGCGTAAGTGCAGCTACCATCGAGTCCACAGTAACATCTTTCGTCTTGGTGCGAGATTTACGAGTCGCGCGTGCAAGTTCCTTCGCTTCACGCTTCTCGCGATCTTCTTGTGTCTCGTGCTTAATAGATACAACCTTAATTCCCGCCAGCTTTTTATATCTCTCATGCTGCCTCGACTGACGTTCGTCTAGTAGAAGTCCTACATTTGCACGATGATATTCGATCGTAGCCTCTATTTCAGCATCATCTAGCTCTTCAATTTTATGCGCTGCAAACAACCAATCTGTACCTTGTAACATGATATGCCTCGCTTGGTATTTTCGTGAGAATGTAACCGTACCATCGGGACGTTCATGCTCGACAACTTTTTCCATTATTGTTTCTTTTATTGCGAAATCGCTTATGCAATTAGCGCAGTATCTGTAATCTGTCCCAGATGCGTAGTGCTTGCAAAATACTACGCCACATTTTATACATACTTTAGTCTGATTTCGTTTATCACATTCCACGCATGTTGGGATAACATCGCTTGGATATTTCGGCATGTTTACTCCCCTATTATCTTGTAAGTTGTAAGAACTCTTTAGCTACTTCTGGCAACTTCCCCTCGAAATAATGCTTAAGTAAAAGACGGATCAGGACAGAGGTGTTTCCAGTATAGCAATTATTCAAAAGCTCCTTTTGAGAGCTGAATACTCGAACCGCCATAACCTCAGTACTCTGTCCTGTATTTTTATTAAATCCATCGAAGATTCGATTATTTGAGAAAGTTGACATTTTATTAAGTCCTTAGTGGATTGCGTTTTCTACCCGTCGTTTTGGGGGTACCCTTCGCAAAGTACACGCGAAGACCAGACGACAAAGCTCGAAGTACCGCACCCATGTATAGAGTATACGGCGCGTATACACCCCCGTCAAGGTCGCGTAAGTCTCTCAAAGTAGGGTAGTTAGTCCGAAAACGGCCTAGAGGCTCTGGTGGGGGTCGGCCTCAAAATTAGGCTCTATTAAGCATCTTATAAGAATCCCGAATCTGTTCCGAATTAGCGATTACATTTGCAATGTGATTCATACTTACATATGGTCCGTGGAATCTTGTTACTTGTTCGAATAAGGGGCTTTCTATAAGCATATCTCCCTTGCCTAAAAGTTGCTCGGCTCCATATTCGTTAA